TTCCTTTTCAAATGCTGTTTGTAGCTTTGTAATAACTTTTGCAATTACTATTGCATCTTCACCTTTAATAGTCATATTCTTTAATGCTACATTAATAATTTCTAATGTTTGTATATCTAAATCAATCTTCAAGTTTACTCCTATGTAAAATTCCTAGTTTCTGAATTACTCTATATCCAACTTCTATTTCATCGCCTCTAAAATTGCTTCGCTTAATTAAACGCAATAAGAAGTCAGTATCTTTTATGTTTAAAGATAACTCAGGATCTGATTGTTTTACAACAGGCTTTTCACTTTGATTATGTTTTACTATTTTAGACATTAGCTGTACATGTAAATATTGCCATTACCAGTATTAATAAACATAGCTCCAACAGTATTTATTGAACCACTAGTACCAGTACTTGCTCTTTCAATAAAAGCTACTCTTCCTGTGTAACCTGTAGTATCATTAGCTGAACTTGCTTGTATTCTACCTGTCCATTCAAAAGCACTTTCATCCCAATTAAGAAATACATTAGTTCTAGCACCACGCTCTACTTCTATACCAGCATCTTCTGAAGGTGTTGATGCAGCATTAGAGTTTAATACAATAATGTTATCTTGTATAGTTACTGTTTCAGTATTAACTGTAGTTGAAGTTCCACTTACTGTTAAATTTCCACTAACTGTAAGATTATTAAAAGTTGGACTATCAGATGTTCCAACTGCCTGTCCAATTGCTATGTCATTAGAATTTACTGTTACACCAGTTCCAGCACCTACATTTAATGTTACTTCACCACTAGCACCGCCACCAGTTAAACCATTACCAGCACCTACTGTTGTAATGTCTCCAGCATTAGATGTAAATCCACTATCGTTATTAAACTGAGATAGTTTAATTTCAGAAACTAATTTTCTTCTATCTGCTCCGTTATCTAATAAAATCAACTCATCTTCTGAACCAACAACATCTGCTGTCATATCAGTAAGTTCTGATAAATCAACAGCTAAAGATACACTACCTGAAGCTCCACCACCACTAAGACCTGTTCCTGCAGTTACTCCTGTAATATCACCTGTAGCAGTTGATAAACCAGCTACTAAATTAGCTTTAGTCATTTTTCTAAGCGCAGTTGCACTTGTGTCATAAATTAAAACTACATCATCATCTGCTATACTTGTTTCTGCTGTTTGTCCAGTAATTACATTTGCTGATAAATGCGCTCCATCAATACTTCCATTAACATAGTGTTGAGAGTCAATTATATCATCAGCAAGTAATTGCCCACTATTAATTGCACCTTGTTCAAATTTTCCTGAACTTATAGAACCAGCTTCAATCTGGTCAGTACCTACTGCTTCATCAGCTATTTTAGCTTGTGTTACTGCATCATCTGCTATCTTTGCAGTAGTAACACCAGCATCTTTTAACTCACTTGTATGTACTGCATTAGCTGCTATTTTATCTATAGTAACTGAATCAGTAGCTAATTTTGCTTCTGTTACTTGTCCAGCACCTATCTTAGCTGTTTCTACTGCATTATCTGCTATTTTAAGAGCAGTAACTGAATCATGCTGCAAATGCTCAGTATCTATTGACCTACCTACATAATGTTCTGAATCAATAGCATCATCAGCTATCTTCGCTCCTGTAATGGAGTCAGCAGGTATATCGCTTGCAGTAAGATTACTATTTTTATAATTACTATCATCGCTGGTAGTAATTACTCGTTTCCAACTTGCCATTGTTATTCTCCTTTAATTAGCCTATTGTACAGCAATGTACACTACGCCATCTTTATTAATTAAATCCCCATTACTAGGGCTGGTAGGTAAATCTGCAGTTGTTGTTTGCAATTTTAACGTACCATCTGTTTTTGCTTCTAAGCCATTATTAGCTTCTAAAACCAATGTACCAGAAGATCCATTGATTTCTATCTTATCTTTCATTATTACTTTTCGTAATATATTAAGTCTTGCTCCCTCAGTAGCATCATAATTAATTCTTGCTACTTGTATTTGACTATCGTTTGTTTGGTCACGCAATGATAATGTATCACCTTTTATATCATCTGCTACTATATCATCGACAGTTAAATCACCAGTAATTGTAAGATTACCAGTCATTGTTGTATCACCAGTTATAGTTGTAGTACCTACAATATCTAATGTATTAGTACCTAAATATAAAGGACTACCTATGCCTTCTCCATCAAATACTCTTTTAGCAGTTGTTTCTAATCCTTCATTTGCAGTTGTACCTGCAACTGTTAATAAATCTTTATACGAATCTTTTATCGCTTTATCTTGTAAACTAGCCAATTGATACCTCCGTAAATGTTGGTTTTGCTACTTGTGCTACTGCAGTATATGTTGGTAATGGAATGTCAGGTACATTAGTATATACAGGTGTATCTATATTTATCTCAGATAATGTTGTAGTATTATCTATTATAACTGTAGCAGTAAGTGAGTTAAATGAAAAATCTGCAGTATTAAATGTAATATCAGCAAGATTCCATGTAGCACTTATTTCCTGTTCTTGTCCATATTGTGTAACAAATCCCATTATATATCATATCCTGCAATTGTATAACCAGAACCATCTATACCTTTGTTAGCAGCTTCTAAAGCATCTCTAGCTTTTAATTCAAATAGTTGTCTAAAATATCCTGCTAATTCTAATGTTTCTGGTTTTTTTTCATAACCTTCAGCAATAACTTTATAAGCTAATGCTTCGTGAAACTCAGGGTCAAATGAAGGTGATTGAGTCATATGTATTTTTTCATCTGTGTTAGAAGTTCCTGATATAAATTCATCATCTTCTTTTATTACAAACATTGTAACTGTTTTAACAGATGTTGGACTTGCAAAGTTTTGACCACCACTATGTTTAACTATTGCAATAGCACCTCGTTCTATAAAATATAAATGTTCCATTATGTCAAATCTCTTTCTTCTGGTCTAACTAAACTTCTCTGTATAGTTTTACCATCAAAATCAACATGTTTAACTTCTATAATTCTACTATCTAATCCGTAATATCTTTTACCTACTTCAGTATCAAACTGAAATGCTCCTTCAAGACTTCTGCTTTTTCTAGCAAACTCTTTAGACGCATTGTTTAATCTTATGCGTATTTCTGTTTCGCTCATATCAGGATGATGCCCACGAATTAATTCATGTAATTGTTGTTGTGTCATATTAATGCTCCTAACCTCTGTAATTCTTGAGCATATAGAGGAGTTAATGATTGTATTTGTAATGTAGTACCTTGTGCTAACTCTACATCTTCGTCTGTTTGCACCTGTGTGTTTAATACATTTTGTAAAAATTTAATAGCAGCACCTAATACAACAGCGTAATAAGCTGTACTTGGCATATTACTTATTGTTGTGTCACTACTACTAACTGTAGGATAACTTATAGTGTATAATCTTGCAGGAGCTGAAACAGTAGGATCTGGCTTAATCATTACTTTTGTTCCTTGCATATAATAAACAGGAGTTCTAGCAGTTGCAAAACTTAAACTATTTGTGTCTTCTATTTCTGCCTTACTTCCTAAAGGAACTTCAGAAACACTACGACCATTAAGTTCTATATTTACAACTTCTTTATCTTCTATATTTAAACCATCTGCATTGTTTAATACGTTTTCTGAACCATAACGCATTTTTAATCTAGGTGGTAAAGCAGACTGAACTTCTCTAGCAGAAGCAGTCAGATATTGCAATATTGCAGTATCTAATCCACTATCTTGGTCACCAATTAAATCTTCTACTTGTTGTATAAAAGTCATTATTAACCTATATAAGCTATTATACTACCACTTGCTAAATCTATTTCAGTCCATCTTCCATATATAGTACTGCCTGCTGGAAATGTATTACTTACATCTATTTGTTTTCCACCAGAACCTTCTTGATATGTTTCAGAGCCACCTGTTGCATCATGTGCTGATGCTTCTGTGCTTGGATAAAATGTACTATTTTCTGCTACTAATCCACCTGACGAATCAAATGTAGTTGCTGCTAAAAATTGTATTGCTACAAACGCTTTACCATCTGGAGGTTTAATTGCACCACTATTATCATCTGTAAAAATAGAACCAGATTGTCCTAAATTAATATTGTTTGCTTCTAATACTGTGTATTTGTGTATTGCCATCTTGTATCTTTCTTATAACTTACCGAGCTTGACAACTCTCATGGTTATATAGTTTATTTCTTATATTTCTTTTTACCCATTTTCTTAGGCATGGATTTACCTTTTTTCTTTTTTGGAGGTCTGCCTCTTTTAGAGCCATACGTTCCTTTGCCCATTGGCATATAATGCTCCTATCTAGAGCAGGGGAGCATAAAGCTCCCCATACTCATTTTGTTTATGATGACCTAAAAGCTAAACCATTAGTAGTTACTTTCATGCAACTATCAACGATATACCATTTAGAACCATCAGATACCATAGATACATAGTCACCAGCAACACTACCAGAACCAAACTCGATATAATCTACGTTTGGACCTGCATTATCACCAGCTCCTGTTTGAGCCTGTAGATGTCCTACAAAGTTGTTACCTTCAGCAGATGTAATTTTACATGCTGCTGTATCGTAATCAGCTATTTGTATAATCTTTAACTCGTATCCTTTTTTACACGCAGGTAAAGTTATGTTTAACGCACCAGCACTAGAAGGTGGAGTAAAACAAATTACTTTTCCACTATCTGAACTACCAAGTGTAGCACTAGCTGTTAAAGATTTAACTCCTGCACTTGAACCACCTAAGTAAGGTCTAGCCATAATATGCCCCCTTAATCTGTGATTTTAAATAGAGAATGACTTTCAATTAACTGTATTCCAAGTCCTTCATCAGACATATACTGGTCTTTAACACCATCAAAGGCATTATCAGTTTTAATATTAGCCTGATACATAGAAGGTCTATACTGCGCATGAAATAGATTCTCATCAGATACTACAACCATGTACTTATTGTACTGATTACGTAGAGCTGGTGTTGGAATCAACTGTAACATACCATGAGGTGTCTCAAGTACTCTGTAGTTAAATCCTAATGAATCACGTTTCATGTCACCAAGGTTAACACTCCATCCAGAGTTTCCAGCTAATCCAGAATCTCCTGCCATTTTAGACCAATAACCTAAAGCACCAGCTCCCACGAAAGCACGCTTTACGCCTACTTCTGGAACATACTGGAATACTTTTTCCATATCGTCTACAAACTGACCATAAGAGTAACTAGCCTCAGATACAGTAAAGATGTTTTGATAATCAACAGAAGAACTAGAAGATCCATACTGCTCTAATGCAGATACAATTCCATATGTACTTCTAATTAAATTACCATTAGCATCAGTTCTTCCACCATCAGCAAAAGAATCAGATGTAGAACCATCTTGTAAGTCAAGACCTGTTCCACCAAGCCTCTTACCAAATAAGAAAGCTTTTTCTTTTTGCATCTTATGCTCTTGTGCTTTGATTCTGCGTAGTCTAGCTAATTCAGATGATTCACCTCTAAGTACTGCAGCTTGTAAAGTTCCAGTAACTTGTAGTGGTGTTTTAAAAATCTGACAACTATTAAACACAATATCAAGGTCATCTGACCATGCATCTGGAGCAGAACTACCTTCACCATGTGCATTACCAATTACACAAAAGTAATCATCATCTGATACAGAAATAGCACCACTAATTGGTTTTACTGTAATGTGATTATCTTCTGGAATAGCAGTAATTACTACAACACCTCTGTTTGTAGTCTTAGCTGAGTCCCATACTTCACATTGTAAACCAATATAAGATGAATCTGGTGAAGATGCTAGGTTATAGATATTGTCAATTTCTAAGCTATCACCATCGTTATCATCACTTAGTGTAGCTGCTTCTGCTGCTTGGAACTCTTGTTTAATCCAAGGATTCCTGTGTTCAAACATTTTGAAAACAGGGTCTGGTACTGAGCGTAGCTCCTGATTACTAACCATTGTAGTAAAGGGAGCAACATCAGTCCATAGTTCTTTAGTAACTTGTGGGTCTACATAAAAATCTCGTCTTTCGTTGTAGATTACACCACTAGCACCAAGTTTCTTTTCAGTTGCCGCCATTGCGTAACTCCTTATTACTAGCGACCTAGTAATGCATCATTAAAAGATTGCTCATCAGTTCTAGGTTGTTCAGATTTACCTGTTATAACACTAGGGTCTTTAGGTACTGATAACCTTTGAGCTTGATTTTGCATCTCTTGTGTTTTTTGTTGCACTACTGGATTCGCATTTGTTCTTAATTCAAATAACTTAGCTAAATTATCCATAGAAAGATTATCTGGTGCAGAAGCCCATTTGATAAAATCATTAGCTTTTGCATTATCCCAGCCATAGTTATTAACAGCATGACTATACGCTTGTTGTTGTATAGCTTGCTGTTGTTGTACAGCCATTTGTTGTTCATATTGAGCCTGCATTTCTGCTTGCCTTTGTGAATCAACATTTCTAAGATAACTAAGATATTCATCTCTATAGTTTTCTTTAGCTACTCGATACTCAAACGACTTTGATTCTGGGTCATTATAAGCATCAACTTCATTGTAATTAACTGGTTTCTCAGGTTCTGTAGGCTCCTTCAATGAAGTCTGCTGAACTCCCATTTGGGTTTGTCCTGCAGGTTGTCCATTGGAGAGCTTTGCTTCTAAACTATCGAGAACCTCTGGATTATTTTTAATAATTTGCTCAACAGGAGCCATACTATTTCTATAATAATCTAGTTCTTCTCTAAGATTAGATAGTTCACTCTTGGCTTTATCAGCCTGTGACTGCCAGTACTCATACCTATTAGTGTCTTCTTTTGGGTCAACACCGTTTTCTGTGGTTTCACTAATTGGAGCTGCAACTTCTTGACCACTAGTAGGGTCTAAGTCAGTATTAGGAACTGATTCAACTTGAGGTGCTTCACTAGCATACTCTCCTTGAAACATTTCCACATCTTGCGAAGGTGCAGAACCAGCATCAACTACTTCCAAATTATCCATTTTCTTTTTCCTTTATTTGCGATTTGGTTAATTCCAGCAACCGCTCCTCAATTTTATATAAGTCCATGATTATGCAATCTATTCATTATTTCATCATCAGAGCCAGCATATGCAAAACCATTTCCTTTTCTAGAACTTTTAATTATTTGCAGTTTATCCCTAGGGTCTTCTGCTTTTAAAAATTCTACAAATCCTTTATCATTTTGTAAATAGTGGTCTACTAAACCACCTTCTGTCATTTTTTCAAATGCTTCTTTTCCACCACCACCCATTAGGTTGTGCCAGACATAAGCACTATCTATATAATATTTTCTTATAGCTTCTTTATCCATCTTCGTTTATACTTAATATAGTTTCATTCATTTCACGTTGTGGATTATCTTCAGCAGCCATAGATAAATCATTTCTTGCATTCTTTAACTCATCACTAAGTCTAGATTGATATAATTTTTGTGCCATTTCTACTTTAGCTTCTGCTTTAGCAAGTTTCTTTTCAAATTCTTTTACTTCTACACGCTTTCTATCATGTAGTGATTCCCTCTGTGCAGTCTGTAAATCACCTTTAAGTTTCTTAATTTCTTCATCTTGCATTTGTAACTGCTGTTGT